ATAATCGGGGTGTCATCGCCCTTGATTCTTAGCCCTCTGGCCTTTAATCCACCAGGTAAATTGGATAATGTGCCTGCGTCAACCAACTGGCGAAGCAATGAGGTCGCTGATTTGGCCAGACCACCTATCATGTGGATCAAACCAAACCCATAAAACCCTAATCCAGGAATATACTGGTAGTGAACGAAGTGCTCTCTCTTGGTTTTTAAGGGATCACCCTCGTACCAGTTGCGTCTAATCGATAAAATCTCGCGAGAGCCTTGGTCGATAGAGACTACATAAGGCAATTGAATGCCTGTAGGCTCACCTTTGTCTGTATCCTCAAAGCCAACAAGATCCAAGTTAACGTGCATCTCAAGGATCGTGTGCCTTGAGTCGTACTCATAGCTGGTATTGTCGCCAGTTAGGGTATTGTATTTCTCTTCTACCCGATCAATATCAGGTGAAGCAGCCTGTATTTCTATGTCTTTGTAAAAACCCGACACCTGAAGCTTCCTAACGTCGTTAGGGCTGCGTTTCATGATGTGGGTGGATCTTTCACAGGTGCTAAGATCAGAGGCCCCATAGCTCACTACAAAGTCTTCTGAGGGCACAAACATACTACACGGTCTTTCCATGTTAGGATCGTAGTAGACTTTTCTAAAGGCGCTACCCGCCAAAGGCAAAGAAAACAACATTTTCTCTGTCTCTGATCGATACTCAGTCATCTGTTCTGTTAACAGATAGTTCAGGTAGTCCTGAACCCTATGAGCCTGCTTTTCCTTTTCATCGGTCATCTTGCCGACTATTGATGTTTTTACGGGGCCTCCCGCTGGGAATATTTCCTGTATTGCCTGAGACTGAAACTTAATTACTGACTCAGAAAGGAGGGGGTGAAATACGCCACAAGCGCCATCCCAGGGGGTTGTCCTGTCTTCGTGCTTTAAACCAAGCAAATCCAATCCATCTACATAGGATCTTTCCCAATCCGATCTGCTTTCCTTGTCTGACTGAAATAAACCAATTAACTCTGAGGCAATCGAGTGAAGCTCGTTATCATCAATAACCTCTGCCAGATTCGCATCATGGGGAAGCCTACCAAGCTCATAGAGCGTGGAAGCGTCTGGATCAAAGTCAAGGATTACCCCTCCGTCTTCGGTCTCAATAGATACCGACTCAGGGTTCTCGATCTCTATCTCCAAGGCATTTTCTTCCTGATTCAGGTAGCCTAGGGGATTTCCTGTTATTGATTTATCTACAGCCATTTAGCCATTCTTCCTAAAAGGTTGGGGTCTAGCTGCGCCACTACCTCTGGCAACTCCTCCGCCAGCGGTGCCTTTGGATTTCATCTTGCCGCCAGCAGCCATACCTTTTGTCTTTCCACCTTTAAAATAACCTTTTGTAGAGGGTACAGATCCACCCCCAGCCATCTTGCCTTTACCATCGGCAGCAAAAAAAGGAACTTGCTTTCCATCCTTTTCAACCATCTTAAGCTTTCCACCAGCGGCCATGCCTTTTGTCTTGCCGCCTCTCATATAACCTTTACTCTTCTTCATCTAAATCCTCTGCGTATAAGTTATCAAAAACCTTGTTTACATCCAGTGTGTAGTCCAGATCTGACTTGCTGTAATGAATGTGTTGTGATGGCCTGAAATCCGGCGCACCTTCTCCTGTCTCAAACCATGCGGGATGTGTCACCCTCACCCGATTATTGGGTAATGCCACAATATTCCCCGTCCATTTGCCAGCATCCAGCAACTCCATGACATGAGACTGCTTGTGCTGCGCTGGGTCATCCGCTATCTCAGAGTCCGTATAATCTACCGTGAAGTAGTATTTTGCCGGATAAAACTTGTTATCGATCTTTGCAAGCCAAGGACACGGTGTTGCCCTGTCCAAGACATAGACGCTGTGTGTCCTCGACGAGCAATCCCAAGGTTGACAGGCCCATACAGGCATTGGCTCAGGCCATTCCTCAAATGGGGTATCTGCCACCAAACCCGTAATAGGCATCCTTGCCCACATTGCGCCACCATGAATATTCGGTTCGTCGGTGTCGTAGGTCTCTGCTCCAGTAAATATCAACTGAAAACTCAGGCACCTAGTAGGCATCGAGGTAACCGCAATCGCCATCGCATGGATAAACTCACCATGATACTTCTGGTGGTTGTGGGTGTATTCTTTCCTAACCCAGCATTTAAAATGCGGGATATTGCTTTGTAGGAAAGCCATCAGGCTCCTTATCTGGGTTTTGCTGTACCGTCCATCCTGACTCTGCCGCCAGCTTTTAATTTTGTTTTAGGTGGCCTCTCGACCTCAGTATACGCTGGTCTAGCCTTTTCTACCTTGGCCGTCCCTCGTCTACTCTGTTTTGTTCTTCCAGCGGCCTTTCTTCCTGACGCTGTTAACGACTTGGGATCTAATGACTTAGAGGAATCACCCCTCTCACGATCCAGCTTTGTGCCTTTTAAACCGCTTGTAGGCTTGCGTCTCTTTGCTTCCTTTTCTTCTCTAAGCTTCATTAGCCTGAAGTAGGCGGGTTTTTTCTTGTCAGCCATAATAATCCTAGTAATAGTTTGCTTTTCTCTGGTAAAAAGGCTCGTCCTCTTCATCAGAGTTTAGCTTCAAAAAGCCTCCCTGCCTGAATCTAAGCAGCGCCTGTGTGGATGAATCCACCAGATCGTCATGCTCTCCAGCAGGAAATGCAGCAAATTCCTCGATCACTTCCTCTGCATACCGCAGTTTGGGTGCCCATACGATCCCTGATGCAAAGAGATCTGCAACGGCATTCACACGGGCTATTTTGTCGTTCCCCCTCGAAGGCGTGTATTCGCTTACAGGAATACCCATCGCCCTTAATTCAAATATTAATGGTGTCCCAGCAGCTTTAGCCTCTACCACAAAGGCATCAGGTTGCCACTCAGACCAGTATTCATAGGCTTTTTTCTTAAGTTCTGGGAACTCAAGACGTTCCTTAAATGCATCCATTAGTATGATATTAGGCTGTTGAAGGCCCTCATCATCTGTCTTATAGAATACACCCCACGTTGTGCAGGCTGAGTAGTCTGAACGCTGTGTCTTTAAAAATGCCGTATCCCAGGACTGTATAATAAACTCACAGTGAGGTGGGCGATCCTCCTCCCATTCACGCCACCATTCCCTTTTAACCAGCGCACCCTCTTCTGAGGTGGGATTTTGCTGGTACTGGGCATTCCATTTAGGGGAAGGGAGTTCGTTTCTTAACGATTCCAACTCCTCTTTTGGCCAGAACTGAGGCCACAAGGGGTTCCCTGAGGGCATAATTGCTGGAAACTCGATCAGCTCCCACTCATCGGTGCCGGATCTTTGTAGTGATGATTTAAGTATCTGTCCCGTCAAATCACGCTTATGCCATCGTGTCATTACCACAACGATAGCTCCCCCAGGCTGTAAACGCTGCCTAGGGCCGGATGTGTACCATTCATAGACCTTGTCAAAAACTGACGGATCTGCGCTCTGACCTTCTTGCTCACTATGGGGGTCGTCGATAATTAGAAGATCAGCGCCTTTTCCTGTTACCGCACCACCAACACCAATAGCGAAGTATTCACCACCTTCGTTGGTACTCCAGCGACCTGCGGCCTTGGAGTCGGCCCTTAAGGCAACTTTAGAAAATACCTTCTTGAAATCATCACTATCTACTAGGTTACGAACTTTTCTGCCGAATCCAACGGAGAGTTCTGCGGTGTGGGCAGTCTGTATTATTTTCTTTTCTGGGAATCTGCCCAAAAACCATGCCGGTAATAAATACGATGCAAACTCTGATTTGGTATGCCTTGGCGGCATATTAACGATTAAACGCTTCAATTCACCTGATGCAACACGATCAAAGGCGTTACCCATGATCTTGTGGTGCCTGCCCTCAATAAACGCAGGCCACGCATACTTCACAAAGTTCATAAAAGAGTCTTGGGCGGCTTCTTTTCTTTCAGCCTCCTCCAGCTCTTCTATTAACTTAAGAAGCTCCTCCTGATCCGATATAGGAAGGTTTTCTACATTCTTTAAAAGGTTTGGATCTATACGGTCTTTTAAGGGCATAGGTTCCCCTAAGTAGCCTACTAAGCTAAGTGATCACTAGG